ACGAATGCTGAGATATGCAAAGTACGGATATTTCCCATGCAAAGAAACAAAGATGAAGATAATCAATGCACTTAGGGATTTGACAGACGAACAGGTTGAATTATCTGAAAGCCTTTATGACGGCATGGATTAAGGAGGAAAGATGAAAAAGACAGCGAGAGTAATTATCACATCAAAGTGCGACCGGAAGTGCCCGGGGTGCTGCAACAGCAAATTGGACTACACATCATTGGCAAAAGTGATTGGCGGTATCACGGCATTAAAGGACTATGAGGAAGTTGTGATTACCGGCGGAGAGCCTATGATAAATCCGGCACAACTCTACACAGTCATTAAAATGCTCAGAAAGCAGAATAAGAGACAGAAAATCTATCTTTATACGGCTTGTCTGACAATGGACGATCATCCGGTAATTTTAAAACACTTGGATGGTATCACAGTAACAGTCCATGCAGAAGCCACAGATGAGGATATTCGTAATCTGAAATACATGAGTTCCAATCTCTACGATGAGGACTTGGATATGCGCCTGTTTATCGACAAGAGGGTGTACGACAGGTACGACTTATCTAATATCTGCATGAAAACATGGGATGTAGTGAGAAAACTGGAATGGAAAGAAAAGTGCGATCCGGCAGAAAACGAAGAACTGTTTTTGTGGAATCTTTATTAAGGAGGCTGCCATGGAAACTTATAGAGTTGTATCAATTACAGACAGAAAAGGCAATCCGAGAATTGAGGGCAGATACCCTCTCAGAGTAGGGAGAATGTGCAAGAAACCCACTCCAAGAAACGGAGATGCCATGATGATTGAATGGTTGGCTCAGCCGGATGGAACGCCGTATGTCGGCATGATTGTTACGAGTACGGTTATCGGATTCAAGACTGAGGATAGAGGAAAATACATCGAGGTAACAACCAGAAATTCAATCTACACATTTGAGAGAGTATGAGAGAAACAGAAACTTTTGAGTATATCCGCCGGAAGTACCCGGACAAGGAAGAAACATGGAGAAAAGTCACACGGCTTGTTAAGTTTGATGAGAATTTGGAAGTAAAGAGCGTGCATGACTTCAACATGGAGTGCTACATATCATCATTTGGCAGACTCATACGGAATGGGATCCTATGCAATATGGCATACGGAGATAAATACGATATTTCCAGTATGTTCACAGATACAGACGGTAACCAAGTGCGATTTAAGAGACACCAGATAGTTATGCAGACGTTCTACATGGGTAACAGACGGCGGTATGACACAGTAGACCATATAAACAACAGAGAGAGGTTCGACAACAGCATATACAACCTCAGATGGGCGGATAAGGGCGTACAGTGCGGAAACCGCAAGGACAAGCCAGGGAAACACAGAATGGTTATCTGCATAGGCGATGAGGAAGAAATCTTTTTCTCATGTCGGGAGGCGGAACGACTGTACAACCTACCGCCGAACTCGGTCGGTAAGGTATGCCGCGGAGAACTAGAATCCATATATGGTTATAGATTTGGATATTTATAAGGAGATCAGAGATGGGAAAAGATTGGACCGGAAACGGCAAGAGTATTTTTACAACCCTTGGCGCATCCAACCACACAGAGAAAGAAAGAGAGATTAACGACTACTATGCGACAGATCCTATCGCAGTAGACGCATTGTTACAGGGGGGGGGCAGAACTGAATCATAAGATTTGGGAGTGCTCTGCAGGACAAGGACACTTATCAGAACGTCTCATAGAACTCGGTTATGAGGTCCGCAGTACGGATCTTATCGACAGAGGGTATGGAGAGGGTGGAATAGACTTCTTGCAGACAACAAAAATGTGGGATGGCGATATTCTTACCAATCCTCCATACAAGTACGCGAAAGAGTTTATTGAACACGCAATGACGATCATACCGGACGGGAGAAAAGTGTTCATGTTTCTTAAATTACAGTTTTTGGAGGGAAAGGCTAGAGGCGAACTGTTTAAGAAATACCCTCCGAGATATGTATATGTGTCACGCAGCCGTATTCTGTGCGCCAAAAACGGAATGTTTGAGGAAATGAAAGCCGGAGGCGGAAGTGCAGTTGCGTATGCGTGGTATGAGTTTCAAAAAGGTTATAAGGGAGTGAGCATTATTAAGTGGATAAATTAGATTTTGGTTACTACAACATGGACTGTATGGCCGGCATGAAACTTTTCCCTGATAAATACTTTGATGTGGCAATCGTAGACCCACCATACGGAATCAATGCGCCGAACATGGCGATGGGAACCAATAAGAGCCGGACGAAGAACGGTTATCCATCCGAAAGCACCGCAAGCAGATTGAAACGGAGTGGACAGGTAAAGGAATGGGATAGCAAACCGCCAACGGAGGAATACTTCAAAGAATTGTTTCGCGTATCGAAAAATCAGATTATATGGGGCGGAAATTATTTCAATCTGCCACCAACAAAGTGCTTTGTTGTATGGGATAAGGTGCAGCCGTGGGATGCCTTTTCGCAAGCGGAGATTGCGTGGACTTCTTACAATCTCCCGGCAAAACTGTTCAGATACTCAAACACTGGCGGAACAAATTCAGAGAAACGCATCCATCCAACCCAGAAACCGATAGCATTGTACGAATATCTAGTAGGTGCTTTTAAGCTATCGGGGGGGGTGGTACTTGACACCCATGTAGGATCTGCGTCAAGCCTCATTGCATATCACAGAAACGGCGTGAGGTTTGTAGGGTTTGAGATAGACACCGAGATGTACGAGGTTTCAAATGCGAGACTGGAAAGAGAAAAAGCACAATTATCCCTATTCGATTTAGGGATGGAAAGGAATGGAGATGAGTAGTTTTGTACCGATTTATGCGGTTGATTTTGACGGAACACTCTGCGAAAGTAAGTGGCCCGGAATTGGCGCGCCGAACAAAAAACTGATACAGCATCTTATTCAACGCAGAACAGAGGGAGCAAAAGTGATCCTTTGGACTTGCAGAGTGGAAGAACATCTGAAAGAAGCGGTGGACTGGTGCAGTAAATTCGGATTAGAGTTCGATGCGGTCAATGATAATCTGCCGGAAAACGTTGAAAAATATGGTAACAATCCAAGAAAAGTGTATGCCACTTGCTATATTGACGATTTGGCTGTGGATAAAAGAAAATACGATCTTCCGTTTCATGCGGACGAAAAGATCGACTATTCAAAATTCGATAAATACCCTCTCGGAAGTGAGTGGATGTTAAAGACGGAATATGCAGAGCTTCCGGTGGTAGTAGAAGAGGTAAATGCTTTTCACGGGTATATCAGTGTAAGAAGCACGAGCGAAGAGGATAAATTTAGATATTTTAAGGTTCGCCGTGATATTGAATGGTTTTATGACAAATTATTTCCAAAGGAGTGATGCGTTTATGAAGAAAAAGAAAATCAATCCACAGGAATTTGACTGCGGATGTTGTGGAAATCAGATTTATAAGAGCCGCCTTAGAGACGAGGTAAAATGCTGTTATTGCGGTTATATCAACCATGTAGGGAAATACACAGGTAGGAGGAAGAGACTTGGATAAAACGAAAATAGAGTGGGCTGACAGCACATGGAATCCGATTACCGGCTGCCGTCATAAATGCCCTTATTGTTATGCCAGAGGCATTGCAAACCGTTTTGTATCACGGAAAGGATGCCATCTGGTAGAACCGGAGACGTACAAACTCGGAGACGATGGTTCTGAAACTTATGAGATAAATGAGCAACCGTATTATGTTGATGATGAGACCGGAAAACAATTCAGATGCGCCTATCCGCATGGATTTGTGCCGACAATCCACAGATACCGCATGGGAGAATACAGAGACAAAAAGAGGCAGAGAAATATCTTTGTCGGTTCAATGTCGGATGTGTTTGGAGAGTGGGTTCCTGATAGATGGATCAGGGAAGTGTTTAATGCTTGTGAGAAAGCTCCACAGCATAATTACCTCTTCCTCACGAAGAATCCAAGAAGATATATGGAGCTGCATCATTACGGAGAATTACCACTCAGAGATAATATGTGGTACGGAACGACAGTCACAGATCCAGATACGGAGTATATGGGGCAGGACGGACACTATGAGTTTCATACGTCTTTGTCAGTAGAGCCTATACTGGCAGACTTCGGAGAGCTGAGTGAGAAATCATACATCCCGGAGTGGATAATCGTAGGAGCTGAGACTGGCAGCAGAAAAGATAAAGTCATACCAAGACGAGAATGGATTGAAAATATTGTGGAGCAGTGCAGAAAGTACAACATACCGGTATTTATGAAACCGAGCCTCACGGACATTTGGGGCGAAGAACTCATTCAAGAGTTTCCGAAAGCCCTTATTCATGCCTGATTTATTCCAGAGCATTGATAAGAATATGCTTAAATCGCCGGTAGCGTACTGCAAAACACATAAAGGGTATCTATCAACGAAGCAAATGAAAGTCCATAAGTGCCTGCAGATAGGATGCACTGGACTGGAAAGGTTGGGAACATCCCTACTGGGAGGAACGCCAACGGAAAAAGGATGAAGCAAAGAGGAAAAAGAAGCAACAGTAAATTGGTTCACGTTTCATTTGATGAAGTAGAGAGATTTGTTCCGAGAGTTCCGAAACAGATTTGCCCGGATGAGGATAACACCACTCCGAGGATATGCGTAGCACCTAACATATTGAGTGCAATCCAGGCGATGCCGCAAGGCGGAACAGTGGCGTACAACATGGCAAGAATCGGTGTGCCGGTTGTTATCCATGCGTATTACATAGAGAGTGATGCTATCCTCATGCCGGAGCAGATAGCGGATAAAGTGCCGGATGCCGTTGCCACAGGAGAAATGTGGGTTATGGCAGTTCCGGCAGCAGTCCGGCGGATAGATTACGAGATTGTTGATCCGTATGTGCCTATGAGGATTGATAGGAATGGCACGAGAGAACGATTTCTTGTATGGTACGGAGAATTGAAACGGGTTCGGTATCAGGATAATTGGAGAAATCTATCTACCAGAACAGCCAGAAATCAAAAGGCGGTAGAGTGGTTTATGGAAAATAAGCCAGACATATCGTACAGAACATTTATGTCAAATATGGACGATGAACTATTGAAATCATTCCATGTGGAATTACAGGAGGTATGGGAGTGAACAAACAGAAGAAATTAGCAAAACAGAACACGCCGTTGTATAAGAGAGTACCGACACTTAATCTGGTGGACTATTCAGATATAAAAGTGCCGCTAGTAGTGATATATGACAGCCCGAAAGACTTTCCGGGAAAAGTGGTGGCAAGAGTATGGGACGGAGAGAAGAATCGGCCAACGAATGTTTACTGCGAATATGAAAACCTTAAAAGATGTGAAGATGATGTAATGTCAGCCGGATTTATTTTTAAGTTCCCGAGGACACCGGAGGACGATGCGTGCATCGTTGAAACATACATGAGATAGGAGGGTAACGCCATGGCAAAGAAAAGAAGTTGCCGAAGAACTGCGGACGAGGATAAGATTCACGAAAAAGCCGTAAAGATGCGGAAAATGACAGATGAGCAGTTGGTACATTATGTCGAGGACAGAGTAGAGAAAGCCAGAAGCGAGGGTTTTAATCAGGGTAAAAAGTCCTCCGGCGGAGCGGATATTAACAAATTTCTCAAAGAGATTTCTTCAATCAAAGGAATTGGAGATGCTACAATCTGCAAAATTGCGGATCATTTCAGAAAGGCAGGAAACCAGAATGAATAAGACGGCTTTGCAGAGGTTCGAGGAACGGAACGAAAAGGCGTGCTGCCTTAACTGCAAAAAGCTGATAGTTAAGCACACAAAGACAGGACATATAAATTTCTGCGGAGAGAGCGAGAAAATCATTCTGGATATGTTTCTTGATGTCGGAACCAACTTCTCAGGGTGCAAATATGCAAGAAAGGAGTCAGCCGATGACTAAAACATGGTTCAAGGAGTACGAAAAGATCAAGGACAAGGCAGTTGTGGTATATCCGTATGAATGGGATTGTATGTCAGAGAAACAGCGTAATAAGATTCTTTCTAAGAAAACCGTTATTATGAGCGGAGAAAGCGGATATGCCTGTAAATATTATGAGATTATCGGAAACGTGAATAATCTGTCTGACCATGACTGTGCAATCATAGCAGA